CCCAGGTGGAAGAGTCGTTGGACGTGGAGGCTTTGAGCAACGAGCAGCTGCGCCAGATGGCCGTGAAGCTGTACGATGCCGCTGGTGACCAAGCTCAAGCCGGCTGAAACGTCGCTTTCGACCATCGACTTGCATCGTGAGATGCAGTGGCGGGTCTGGGAGCATTCGGCTCTTGATTTCATTGTCGACAATCTCCATGTCAACGTCGTGGGCGAGGGGTACCGTCATCGGCCGTTGTATCCGTTCCAGCCCGACATCGTGAAGCTCCTCGATCAGCTTGCTGCCACGTCGGGTCGTCACGTCTTCTTGAAGGCACGCCAGATCGGGGCGACGACGATTACCGCTGCTTATGCGTTGTGGTCAGTCATGTTCCACCGGGACCGGCCGTGGCTGATCACGTCGGTCGGTGAGGTCGAGGCTGCTGAGACGCTTTCCACAAAAGTGTCTCAGGCATACAACTCGCTGCCACCGTGGGTGAGGGCCCGTGGGCCCAAGCTGATACGAGACACGTATGAGGTGTTCGGCTTCGACAACGGCTCTTCGATCACGGCGATCCCGTCAACGTCGAAGGCAGGCCGCTCCAGGGCCGTGTACGGCGTCATCATGGACGAGGCCGCCTTTCAGGAGTACGCCGACGAGCTCTTCGGCGCTCTCGACCCGATGTGCTACGGCCCCATGATCGTGCTCTCCACTGCTAACGGTATGGGCAACTGGTTTCACCAGATCTACCAGGACGCCCACCACACCGACTCGGCATGGTCCCACGGCTTCTACCCGTGGATGGCCGTCCCCGGCCGGGACGACGACTGGTACGAGAAGATGCGGAAACGCTACCGCTCCCAACCTCGCCTGTTCGCCCAGGAGTATCCGGCGTCGCCCCTTGAGGCGTTCCTCAAGTCGGGCAAGACCGTGTACGACCTCGAGGTCCTCCAGGACCAGTTCGCCTGGGACGACCCGGCGGAACGCTACGACCTGTCGATGTTCCAGTTCCAATGGCCCGAGTACTCGCTGATCCCCACGGCCGAGGCTGGTCAGCGGCCCCTCGAGCTGTGGGTCTGGAAGCGGCCCCACGTCGAACGTGACAGTTATGGCCGGGTCACCCGCCTCCCGAACTACGTCCTCGCAGCGGACGTTTCGGAGGGCATCGGCGGCGCCGACTTCTCCACCATGGTCATCATCGATTCCGAATCGCTCGAGATCGTCGCCACCTGCAAGGCCCACATCCCGATCCACGACCTCGGACGCTACCTCTACGAAGTAGCGTCCTGGTACCACAACGCCCTCCTCGGCCCGGAACGCAACGCCATCGGCATCACGCCACTCGTCTACCTCCAGGACCAGGGCTATCCGAGGCTGTACCGGATGGACAAGGCCGCCGAGATCAAAGTCGGAGACCGGACCCTCCGCTACGGCTTCATCACCACCCACTCGTCGAAAGCGAAAGCCGTCCACCACCTCGCCAAGCTGATCAGCGACGAGGAATGCGAGCTCCGTGACGCACGGCTCTACAACGAGTTCACGACGTACATCAGTGACAATCGTGGACGCTTCAACGCTGCCAGCGGCAACCACGACGACCTCGTGTCGGCCACGCTCATCGGCTTCCAGCTCGCTGACGACGTAGGGCGCTTCCCACCAATATGGTACGACGACCGGGAAAGACCGACTACGATGGCTGACGTGTTCGACGGACCCGCCACCGTCGAGGGGGTATCGCCCCTGGCGCAGCCGATCGGTGGAGCTTCCTCGATGACGAACGACGGTGTAAGGTCATTCATGATCGTTCAAGGAGGATGAGTGTCTGGAGAAACGAAGAGCCCGAACAGCCCAGGTGGGCGTGACGGCCAGTACCCGGCCGAACAAGTCCCAGGTGTCGAAGCGCCAGGCTCCGCACCAGGCGGCTCAACCGCCCAGTATCCCGATGCGCAGATCCCCAGTGTTGAGTTCAGTGGACCCGTCACGGGTGGCGACCCGATGGACAATCCAGGCTCGCTGACGAAGCCGGCCGAACCGATCACGCCACGCAACTCCCCCGACGAATCGGGGATCACTCGATCCGCAGGAGGGATCTAAATGGCGATCAAATCACCAGCACCCATTGTGGTGCCGACCGGAACGAGAGAGTCCTACGGGCCTGCTGCCCTCACAGCCGAGGTGCTGGCCATCGGCACGGTCAGTGCAGCGAAGTTCACGCCGAACGATATGTTCGGCCCGGTCGACGTGCCGCTCGGTGAAGTCGTGTCGATTCACAACGACGCAACCGGAGGGACGTTCACACTGACCTTCGGCGGCCAGCCGACTGCAGCGATCGCATACAACGCCACCGCCGCCGCTCTCGAAGCGGCCCTCGAGCTCATCTCCACGATCACCGATGTGACCGTGACAGGGACCGGCGTGCTCGCAACACCGTGGCTCGTCACCTTCGTTGATCCTCATGGCGACGTTGGTGCAGTCACCAAAGACGACACGAGCCTCACAGGTGAGACCATCGGGACGACGATCGCAGTGACGGCCGGGGATGTCCTCAACGTCCTGCCCCACATGGGCATATCTGGTGCCGTCGCCATCATCGACGCAGCCGACGAAGCCGACCTTGAGGTGGCGAACAAGACCACGGCTCTCCGTGGCTACGGTGCCAACGACTGATGGCTGAGGAAGCGAAGAAGAAACGTAACCTGCTCGAACAAGCCCTCCATGTGATGAACCCAGCGAACTGGGGATCAGATGGAGCAACGCTCGGAGAAGCACTCTCGCCCGCCGGGACCGGCGAGGCCGCAACGCAGGCGCAGAAGAACAAGGCGCAGTTCTCTGACGCCGTAGCGAGACGGGTCAAAGGAACCGGCACGCCCGACACGAACGAGCAGACCCGCAAGTCGAGAGCGAAACGCTCCGAGGCACGGAAGCGCTACGCCACAAAGCCAAAGTCAGGTACGCCGGTAGCGTCAGCAGCGCAGAGGCGTGCGGCACGGCCGCAGACACCGACGGCGATGCAGGCCAGGGCGACCGGGGCGAGCAAGTCGAAAGCAAACCACCGACGAGCACGGCGAGCCAAGAAGGGCTGATATGCCATCGACCACGGGCACTGCTCGAGAGTCGATCGGGAAGGCCGAGATCGATCTCGCTCGCCTGGCCTCCGATCAGCTCAAGTCGGGCAAGACGTATCGACAGTCGAAACGTGAGGATGTGTGGCGCAAATCCGAGGTTGCCTACGCAGGTAACCATTGGACGAGGACGCCCACGACGGGCGACCGCACAGCCGACTTGACGGTGGTGAACCTCTGCTTCTCCACTGTCAACACGATCCAACCGTACATCACGGGCGAAGAGCCCGTCTTCTACGTCGAGCCCTACGGCGGCGGCGCCGACTCCACGAACGCCATCATGTTGCAGGCATACCTCAACCGGACGTGGCGCTCGAGGGAGACCGGCGGCCAGCTCGCACTGCGAGCCTCAGTGATGAACAAGCTCATCCACGGCGACGGATTCATGAAGACGTCGTGGGAGCTCAAGGACGTCTACCCGGAGAGCATCGACGAGCCCGTGCAGGTCGCCAAGATCTACGTCGATCGGGTGAGCCCGTGGAACATCTGGATCGATCAATGGTCCGATGGCATCGACAACGCACGGTGGGTGTGCGAACGCTTCTACGTCACCTACGACGTGCTCAAGAAGGACGATCGCTACAGCGTGCCGGCCGGGATCACGACGGGCGGCTCCCGCATGGACGAGGACGACTCGGACGAGAACAAGGGTGAGAATCCCGGGCCGTCAGACTGGATCGCCGTCTACGAGTTCTACGACCTCGAGGAGCGCCGCCTCATCTCGATCATCGACGAGAGCGAAGTCCCGCTCCGGGTCGTAGACGACGTGACGTGCCCCATCGTCCAAGTGCCGGGACACCTCATCCCCAACTCCCCATACCACCAGGGAGAGATCGAGCAGATCTGGCCGCTCCAACAGGAGCTCAACAAGACCCGCTCCGAGATGTCCACCCATCGTCGCCGCAACGCCGCCAAGGTCTTCGTCAAGAAGGAAGCCATCGGCGTTGAAGGCATCAAGAGCCTCCAGTCACCGATCGTCGGAGAGCTCGTGCCGGTCACAGGCGACGGCCCGCTCGAGGGGCTCGTCAAGGTCGTGGACTTCCAGAACATCAGCGCCGACAACTACAACATGACGGACGTGATCCGCACCGACATCTTCGAGATCACCGGAGTGACCGAGTACCAACGTGGCGCAGCGCCGGACATTCGACGCACAGCCACCGAGGTCAACGTCATGGAAGGCGCCTCCAACGTGAAACTTCGGGCGCAGCTCGCCAGTCTCGAGACCGCTCTTCGTGGCGTAGGCGAGCTCATCCTCGGCATGGCCGCCGACATCTTCCCCCAAACCGACGCCGACGAGATGGCGATGCACCTCGCCGGCACCGAGGCCGAACGACTCAATCGTTCGGTCATGGGCTCCAAGATGGCAGAGGAACAAGATCCCGAGATCCTCGCTCAGATGAGCCAGGATCTCCCCTACATGGACGAGGCGATCGTCACCCCATCCGAAGAGATGTTCAAGGGTGTCTACGAGGTCAACGTGATCCACAACTCCACGGAGTTCCGGTCGCCGGCAGCGAAGTCGCAGAAGTTCCGGGAGATCTTCACCGTGCTCTCACAGAACGCAGAGATGCTCCAGATGAACGGTGTGAAAGTCAACTACGGCGAAGTCATCAAGCTCTGGCTCGAAGCCTCCGACGTGCTCGACGTGAGCGCAATCATTTCACCGGCGCCGCCTCCTCCGGCACCGATGGACCCGGCGGCTGCTGGCGGCATGGATCCCCTGGCCCAAGGCCCCCCCCAGGCTCCCCCTCCAGGGCTGAACCCTGCCGCCAGCATGCCACCGGAACTCCTCAGTGTTCTTGCGGGGAACGCAGGCCCCCAAGGTGCGCCGCCGATGGATCAGCCATCGGCAGCGAACAGCGGCATACTGCCGCAACTGTGAGTGTCGTGATAACGTACCCACGAAGGGAGAAATGTCTTGGCTGATGAACTCGGAGTAGCAACTCTCGAAGAGGCCTTCGCAGCTGCACTCGGTGAGGCTCAGGTGACCCCTGTAGCCGCAGATCCTTGGGGCCAGTCACCCCAGGGAGAACTACCCGGCGCAGTAGCGAACACGCCCTCGAGCGCTACCGAACAATCAGATGCCAGATCCACCGACCCTCTGGTGGACGCCATGCTCAACCCCGACGCCGACGAGCTCGACTCCGACGCCGAGGCGGACGGGACTGGTGACGCATCAGGAACTACGGTGGAGATCGGCTCGGACGACTTTTGGGAAGTCCTCGTCGATCTTGGCGGCGATGATGGTGAA